ATCAAGTCTCCAACATAAGGAGGTTGGTTTCTCTCATGACCGTATGGTCAAGATTGAAAATAAAGTTGATTATCCTGGGTTACTCCCTCAGGATGATCATATTTACGACCTCGCTTTAGAATTTACCTACCGTATGTATCGTAGATGTTTGGAACAGCCTATTGATCCGTCCCCGCAGTTCGTTGCAGACGCCTCTCCTGGTTTTCCTTTTTCATCTCTCGGCTACGCTAACAAAGAGCAAGCTCTTAGTTCGGAACTTTGCAAGTCCTTTATTGCAAACTTCGAACCACCAGTCGCTCTCTCCACTCCTAAAGGTTCTGAAGCTCTCCCTGTTGAAGATTTGGTAGAGGGTAAACTACGCACTATTTTTAATACCCCCCCTCATTTGCTTTTCTGGCAAAAGTTCTATTTCCAGAATCAAAATGAATTTATGAAAAAGTATCACTCCACTACGTGGGGTAAATACGGTTACATAAAGCAGTATGGTGGTTTCCATAGGTTGTTCTCCGAACTCCTCCCTTTCACGTACAAGCTCGATCTTGACGTTTCAGGTTGGGATAGAAGAATTTTCCTTGGTTCCGCCTACTACTTACGCGAGCGTGGTCTTCGTACCTATTACGGAGAGCACCATCCTTGTAACACCAAAGCTTTTCTGCACGCTGTCAATGAGTCAGTTTATCCACTCGTTGGCTTTTGTGATGGATCTATTTGGCGCCGCCCCACTGGCAACAATTCAGGTTCTAACAACACCACTACAGACAATACTTTGGCTCATACCATAATTTGTTTTTATGCAGCCCTTATCCGTTTCCAAGAGGTTAAGGGACGCCTACCCACTTATGAGGAGGTTCAAGAACACTTCAAATTTTTCCTCTTCGGAGATGACAATTGCGCTGGCATATCTAATGAAATGTTTGAAGATGAATCCCAAATAGGTCCCTTCTTCGCCCGCATTTATGCACTATTTGGCCTCGTAATTAAAAACGGTGCCGTGACTGTAGTCACAACCCCCCCTCGTGTCCCCTTTTCTGGTATATCGTTCCTTGGCTCCACTGCTAGGTTCGAGAACGGTTATTTTGTCCCCTACCCTAGGATCTCGAAACTCATTTTCGCTTTAACTTCTCTTATGAAGTCAGAACACCCGGATGATTCCATTCTGATTGATAAGGTTATTGCGATTTGGGATCTGATTTCCTACTGTTCGTCCCCTGATCTAACCGATATCAAGAGATCAGTGTCAGTCTACGCCAAATGGCTTGTTTCTAAGCTATCTGATGAAGACTACGCTCTGTACTACCCTCGCATTTCACACGTTTTAGAGCAACGTGTGGACTGGGAGCTGTACTTAGGCCTTGAAGCTAATTAGCCTTTTCCTTATTTTTTTTAGGAAAAGGTAGGTTGGTTGTGGAATAAAGCTTTAAGATGATCTCCGCACAAGAAATCACCAACACGAAGATGTCTCGCAAACATAAAACGCTCCTAGACAAGATGTTAACCACACGAACCATCACCCCCGATGGTTTGTTGTGGCTCACTCAAGCACTCGACCCCTTCCATGATACTGAGGTTACCTGTGCAGGGTTTCCCGATCTAACGACCTCTAGGTGTGTGAACCAGACCCTTACGTTCACCACCAATGTTACTAGACCATCGACCGTTCCAGCTACTGACAACTGGGACTGTCATGTTTTCTTTAACCCTGCCACTCCTCCGATTACGATGTTGTTACCCGGTATT